ACCCAAATGATGGAGGGAATGTACCTTTTTTAACCCAAAAAATAAAAGATCTAGAAAAATCATTAAATGAAGACTTATCAATGAAAATTGGTAAAGTAGTAGCTATAAAAAAATACAATGCAGCTAAGAATCAAAAAGTACCTGTAGATGTAAAAATAACCGACTATATCAAAAAACCAGGCTCAAAGGATTTTGTAGAGTATGAACTTAAAGGAAAGAAAAGAAAAGTTTCTATTGACGTATTCAAATCTATTTTAGCTGAATCTAAAAAAACACTAAAAGAATTTACAGATAGGTCTTTTAAAGGTTCAGAATTAATAGATGATGTTAGCAGTAGATCACCAGATATGTTCGGTAAACAAATATTTGCAGATCTATTACCTAAAGGTGTAGCTAGTGAAAACGATGCAATTGAAGCTTTAAAGAAACATGATAAGAGTGGTATCAAAGCTAGAATGGGTCAATATGCACCAATGTTTGTTCACGTTCAATATCATAATTTAGAGCATGAAGGTGAAGACTATAGAATGCATCAAACACAATACTACAACAGTAACTTTAAAGATAAAGACCCAGACTTTAATCCTGGAGTATCTAAAATTACATTATTTAAGATTACTAAGAAAGCAGCAGATAGACGTGATAAGGAAGAAAGTGATAACTTAGGAACTATACTAGTTAAGACAGGTGAATACGTACAAGATTTAAATGCACTACCTGGATTAGGAAAAAGAGTTAGTGAAGCTACTAGACAAGATTTAGGAATGACTTCATCAGTATCTAAACGTAGAGCAAAAGCAGAACTTAAGAAAACTAGAAATGATGGTTCTAAAGTATACGGTTTAGATAAAGACGGCAAAAGAGTTGAATTGAAAGATTTAAACGATGTAGATAAGTTTAAAAAGTTTGAATTAGATGCTGATTTAGATGAATCAGGTCCTGGATTTGCACACGATTGTGCTGCTAAAGTAGTACATGAAACATACGGTAAAGGAAACTGTATTCCAGAAAAACATACCTTAGTTAAAGAAGGAAAAAAATACGTAGTAACTCATTATGATGTTTTATTTGAAAACGGAAAAACAGTAGAAGATATTCCTGTTAGTGAATTAGATATTAAAACTACTAACGAACACTGGCATAAAGGATACAAAAAGAAAAAGAAGTAAGCTATGCATAAATTAGAAAAACTTATATTAGAATCTTACGCAGAACTAATCCTGAAAGAAGAAGAGGAAACTAGAGGTACTTTAGGCTTAGAAGAACTACCAAAGTCTTTTAGAGCTAGTATTGAAAAAAGGTACGGTGTTTCTAAGTGGCCTGATAAAGATTTTGTATCTTCTGATATGAAAACATACTTTAAAACCTATTCAGTAGATAAAAATACAGGACAGATAGGACATAAACCTATCTCTTTACCTTCCTTTGAAGGTTTATATACAAACTTTTCTGATATAGTAGGAGATATAAAAGGACTAATGAACAATCAAGACGTTAGGACTGATAAAAGAGCTAGAGAATTATTCGAACTAATTAAAACTAATTTTAGAAAACTTCAAAGTTACCTTAGAAACGAAAGACCTGATCAATATGAACTCATGAAAATGAGACGTAGTATGGAAGAAGCAATTGGAGATTTAGTTAAACTAAGAGACAAAAACGGTAAAGGAGAAGAACATGAAATAGAATCTGAATTTACAGATAGTCATAAACAAGATTTTTTTACTGTAAAAGGCAAAAAAGGAGTTTTTGATAAATTAGATATAGTCAAAGAGTCTCTATTAGATGAGGTAGACGAAGAACCTAAACCCGAAGAAGAAGGTGATAAGGAAGCTCCTAAAGAAACTGTTTTAGAAGACGCTACAGATACTATACTAGCAAAATTCCCAACACTTAAAGCAGCTTTAATCAAACTTCAGACAGAAGAATTTAAAGAATTTATAGATAGCATAGACTGGATATCTCCCAGACCTACAGAGTTTAGAGTTAACATTAAAAACGGACAAGATTATATTCTTAAATGGACAGGAACAGGCTTTGAAGCACAAATAATGGGTAAAAGGTACTATATAGATAAGATAGATGACTATCAACAAGCCTTAGATAAGTTGGCAATCCTATATAAAGAAGGTCCTATGAAAGGAGCTGGTGATGGAGAAGCAGCAGACGTAGATAGCGGTTCATCAGGAGGCGGAGGCGGAGACTTCCCCGGAGAAGAGGGTGGAGCAACAGGAGGTGATGATGGAGACTTACCTGCAGATTTAGGAGGAGAAGAAGAAGGAGGAGCTGATCTAACAGACGAACCAGTTGACTTTGAAGAACCAGCAGAAGAACCAGAAGCATAACCAAATATGAATCTTATAGATAAAGTTTTATTAGAATGGTCCTATAAGACCAAAAAAGGATATCCTGACATTAACAATCAAGAGGATATGGCTTTGTTTGAATCCATGTTCGGTTTCAATCTTAACGAAGCTTATACAGAATTCCCAACCTCACCAGATCAAATTAGTAACCCTAAAGTACAAGAGCTTTTTAAAATAGTAAAAGCATTCCCTGGATTAAAAATAGATGATCCAATAGCATTAGATCCTAATAAGAAAAATAGCCCTAAAATAACAAGGAGTTTAAAAACCAATAGAGAGTTTATAACACACTTAGAAAAAGGGTTAGGTATTGAAATAGAAGACGTTAATGAATTCATTAAATGGAATGGTCTTTCTATAAGTTTTGGAGAAGGTTCAAGAGGAGGTAGAGGAGCAAATAGTAAAGGATTAAAATTTGAAGAAGAAATTGCTCAAGATTTAAATAACTTCAAAGATGGTATAGAAGAATATATACATTCAGAACTAACTAAATCTATTATAGAAGAATTTTCATTAAACACTACTAACTTTAATGTTAAAAATGAAGGCGGTGAGAATAAAAGAAGACCTTTAAAATTTACAGATAAGGGCCCAATAGTAGGATTTACAGGAGAGAATATAGCTGCTACGTTAACAGATTTAACTATAATTAAAGGGGCAGAGAGAATATATCTTTCTTTGAAGTACGGTGGGACTTTAACATTTTTTAATGCAGGAGTAGCAGTCAGTGTTTTCCCAAAAGATGATTTTATAGACGGTAAAATAGATACACCAGACGGAGTGGCACTACTAGAGACCTTTGGAATTGATAATGAATTATTCTGTAGAGTTTTTAACGAGTATAGAGAAGATAAGACAGGTACCAACTTTACAGAATACCACAAAGCCACTAATGATTACGATAAAGAAAAACTATTTAATTTAGTTGAAAGCGGTATAGGTACAGGGTACTTCATGTTAAAAGGAGGTAAGAAGACTGAATTTTTCTTCGTAGGTGATGAATATAATAAACAAGCATCAGAACCTATATCCGGTATAGAGATACAATACGGTGGTAAAACAGGTATTGGTAAAAGAATAGACATTGTTTTTGAATCTGAGAAGTATAGGTTTAAGATCAATATCAGAAATAAACAAGGCAAATTGTACCCATCACATATAATGTGTGATTACAAAGCAAAGTAGTTATGGCAAAAGACATAAAAAAGATCATAGCACAAGAGTACATCAAGTGTGCTAAAGATCCAGAGTACTTCATGAGGAAATACTGCTATATACAGCATCCTACTAGAGGTCGAATACTTTTTAACCTTTACCCTTTTCAAGGTAAAGTTTTACATTTATTTAGAGATAATCAATTTCTTATTACTTTAAAATCTAGACAGCTAGGTATATCAACTCTAGCTGCAGGTTACTCATTATGGTTAATGTTGTTTCATAAAGATAAGAACGTACTAGCTTTAGCAACAACTCAAGCAACTGCACGTAACTTAGTTTCTAAAACTATGTTTATGTACGACCAGCTTCCAAAATGGCTAAAACTACCAGCACTAGAAAAAAATAAATTATCCTTAAGATTAAAAAATGGATCAAAAATTACAGCTAAATCATCTAATGCGGACGCAGCAAGATCCGAAGCAGTTTCCTTATTACTTATTGATGAGGCCGCCTTTATTGATAACATTGAAGAAACGTTTACAGCTGCACAACAAACCTTAGCAACTGGTGGACAGTGTATGGCACTATCAACTCCTAACGGAATTGGTAATTGGTTTCACCAAACATGGGATAAAGCTGAATCAGGAGAAAATTCATTTCTACCTATAAGGTTACCTTGGACAGTTCACCCTGAGAGATATCAAGAATGGAGAGAGCAACAAGATAGAGACTTAGGTCCTAGAATGGCAGGACAGGAATGTGATTGTGACTTCTTAGCATCTGGAGATACAGTATTTGAACCAGATGATATGATGTTTTACGAACAAACTTACCTTAAAGAACCTCTTGAAAAAAGAGGAGTAGATACTAACCTTTGGATATGGGAAGGAGTTGATTATACAAAATCATATATGGTTGTAGCCGATGTAGCTAGAGGAGACTCAGCTGATTATTCCGCCTTCCATATATTTGATGTAGAAACAGCAACACAGGTAGGAGAGTATAAAGGTAAACTATCCCCAAAAGATTACGGTAACGTATTGGTGGGTATTGCAACAGAATACAATCAAGCACTTTTAGTAGTAGAAAATGCAAATATAGGATGGGCTACTATAGAACAGATAATGGAACGACAGTATAGTAACATATATTACAGCTCTACATCTCAAATGGAAACAGTAGAGTCCTATATGACTAAATTTGAAAGAGATAAACTAGTACCAGGCTTTACAATGTCAGTTAGAACCAGACCACTAGTAATAGCTAAGATGATTGAATATATTAGAGAAAGAGGAGTTACAATACAATCAAAGAGGTTAATAGGTGAAATGAGAGTATTTGTATGGAAAAACGGTAAACCTCAAGCTCAAGTAGGATATAATGATGATTTACTAATAGCATGCGCAACAGCTCTATACGTAAGGGATACTGCTTTAAGGTTACGTCAACAAGGAATGGACTTAGCAAGAGCACAGTTATCCTCATTTCAAAATTTAAACCTTCAAAATAAAGGAATCATGAGATCAGTTGGTTCCCAACAAAATAATCCTTATCTTATAGATAATGGCTTCGGTGAACAAGAAGATATATCTTGGTTATTATAAAGGAGCTATTTATAATATATACTGAATTAAAATATTCATTGAATGGCAGATAAATCACTATTTCCAAGACTACAGAGACTCTTCTCTTCAGATGTCATAATTAGAAATGTTGGCGGTACCGATTTAAAGGTAGCTGATATTAATAAAATACAAACCACAGGAAACTTTGAAACTAACTCTTTAGTTGATAGGTTCTCTAGATTGCACATATATAATAATAAAAATTTATTTAACCCCAACCTTAACTACCAATCACTACGTATTCAACTATACTCTGACTATGAAGCAATGGATACTGATCCAATCATAGCATCAGCTTTAGATATACTAGCAGACGAAGCAACTCTTAAGAACGATATGGGAGAAGTACTTTCAGTTAAATCTTCAGACGAGAATTTACAAAGAGTACTTTATAATTTATTTTACGATGTATTAAATATAGAGTTTAATTTATGGTCTTGGGTAAGAGGAATGTGTAAACATGGAGATTACTTCTTAAAGTTAGAAATAGCAGAAAAGTTTGGTGTATATAACGTACTACCTTATACTGTATATAATATGAGTAGACATGAAGGAGCTAATCCTGAAAAACCTGCTGAAGTACAGTTTACTATAGACCCTGATGGTTTAGCATCATCACAAGATCCTACATACATACCTAAAAGAGATTCAAAAGCTGTAGTATTAGACAATTACGAAGTAGCACATTTTAGGTTAATATCGGATCATGCATACTTACCTTACGGTAGATCCTTTATTGAACCAGCTAGAAAGATATTTAAACAGCTCACTCTTATGGAAGATGCGATGTTGATACACCGTATAATGAGAGCACCAGAGAAAAGAACATTCTTTGTAAATGTAGGTTCAATACCACCAGCAGAAGTTGATCAGTTCATGCAGAAAACGATTAACACAATGAAAAAGACTCCTTATGTTGATCCTAAAACAGGACAGTACAACTTAAAGTTTAATATGCAAAATATGATGGAGGATTTCTACGTACCTGTAAGAGGGGGAGATGCTTCTACTAGGATTGAAACGACTAAAGGTTTAGATTACGACGGAACTAACGATATACAGTATTTACAGTCTAAAATGTTTGCTGCGTTAAAGATACCTAAAGCATACTTCGGGTATGAAGGGGATTTAAGCGGAAAAGCTACATTAGCAGCAGAAGATATAAGATTTGCTAGGACTTTTGAGAGAATACAGAAGATAGTAGAATCAGAGTTAACTAAAATAGCACTTGTACATTTATATACACAAGGATTTACAGGAGAAAGTCTAACTAACTTTGAGTTGAAGTTAACTAACCCATCTGTAGTATACGAACAAGAAAAAGTAGCACTACTTAAAGAGAAAATAGATTTAGCAAATCAAATGAAGGACTCTAAAATGTTCTCCACAGATTACATTTATGATCATATCTTTAATTTATCTGAAGATCAGTATAATGAAATGAGAGACTTGGTTAGAGAAGATGCTAAAAGAGCATTTAGAATAGCTCAAGTCGAAGCAGAGGGCAATGACCCAGCTAAATCAGGTAGATCTTACGGTACACCACACGACTTAGCATCTATGTACGGAAGAAGAGCTACTTCTACTGAAAAAGGAGGAGGACCAGGATCTGTACCACCAGGATATAACGAAATTGGACCAGAAGGCGGGAGACCGAAAGAAAAAGCATCAATTTACGGAACTAATGCAGACCCTATGGGCGGAAGAGATAGA